GCCTAAAGCAGGCGAGTCTGACAAGATGAAAGCGAAGCGAAAGAGCTTTAAAGCGCGGCACGGTAGAAACATATCAAAAGGAAAAATGTCAGCCGCGTATTGGGCTAACAAAGTGAAGTGGTAATAGAGTGCTAGAAGATGCAGTAAAGCTTATAAATGAGGTGGGCTTCCCTATTGCGGCGGCCCTTGGGTTAGGTATGTTTATCTGGAAGCTCATCAATAGAATTATTGACGGGCTTGAGACGAAGGTAGACACCCTCGACGATAAGTTAGTAGAGCAGATCGGCCACTTGGAAGAGCGGCTGGGCGGCAAGCTAGACGGGCAACACGGCATATTGATAGCCTTAATAGACCGCGTGCGCTCTGTAGACAACGAGATAATCAGGCAGGACGTACTGTTAAAGACTGTGTTAGGTGTCCCCCAACTACTAGAGACCGATAGAATTGCAAAGGCAGATAGAGATGATCAGAGGAAAGATTGAGACAATCGCGTTAACTGTTTTGTTGATTGCGCTGCCTATTACTGCTGACCAAATGACGCATAAATTTAAGTCCCCTTCTTTTAGTGGCGCCAATACATCAAGCCACTATTTAACCATTGAGAACCAAGAATTTAATCGTAAAGCCGACATAGCCGATGAAATAAAAGCCTATCAGGACGAGCTGGCAAGAGATGCGGAGAACACTACTCTAGCGCGTTTTATCCGTAATCTTGAGTCCAGGATATACGCCGAGTTGAGCCGCCAGTTAGTTAATAACCTTTTTGGTGATACCGAATCAACCGAAGGTGTACTTAGCCTTGAAGGGAACACAATAGAGTACTCCATAAGCGACGGAATGATCACACTGACGATAACGGATGCAAACGGAAATGTTACAGAAATTACTCTGCCTGTTGGTGATTTTTACTTTTAGCGGCTGCTCAGTGTTTGATCAGTTCGAGGATACGTATAGCCAGCGCTTTAGCGAGCATGATGTGGTTAACATAAGCGAACTGCAGTCAGACGCTTTGAAGAACGCCGTTGCACCCACTGTAAAGCCGGTGGTTGCGGTATACCCGTCCTCGTTTACAGACCAAACGGGGCAACGTAAAAGTAACAGCGCGTTTGCTTTGTTCTCTACAGCGGTTACTCAGCAACCTAGCGCCTTGCTAATAAGGGCGTTAAAGCACGCAAGTGACGGCCAGTTTTTTAGGGTCGTAGAGCGCGTAGGGTTAGATAATTTAACAAAGGAAAGGCAGTTAATAAGGTCAGCGCGTGAGCAGATGCCGGACGATGGCACTAGTAAGAAAGTTCCGCCTTTGTTATTCGCAGGAGTTTTGTTAGAAGGAGCGGTAATAGCCTACGACACTAATTTAGCAACCGGCGGTACTGGTGCTAGATATTTGGGAATAGGCAAAAGTGCACAGTATAGGCAGGATAATATTACAGTGTCTTTGAGGATGGTATCGGTGGCGACAGGAGAAATACTGATAGAAGTACTAAGTCAAAAAACAGTGTTTAGCTACGCACAATCGGATGACGTTTTTAAGTTCGTGGAGATGGGTACGGAGCTTGTAGAGATTGAATCAGGCAACTCACGAAACGAGTCAACGACAATAGCTCTTATGAAAGCAATAGAAGGCGCTGTAGTAGAGCTAATAAATACTGGCTACCAACGGAGATTCTGGACTCATGAAAAACTTACATAATAAAGCAATAGGCCTCGCCCTATTTTTTGCAAGCTTCACCCTGTTCGCGGCGGATAATGAAATATTCATTGATCAAGCTGGCGCAACCGCAAATATAGATATAGAGCAACTAGGTATATCTAACCTGATCGGTGGATTAAGTTCAACGGCTGGTAGCTTAACGCCTTTAGATTTAGACGGTACTAGCATGACCTTAGACATCAATATGATTGGCGCTACCAATAAGTTCTTTGGCGATATATGGGCTGATAGTTTTACGGGTAACTACAATTTCACAGGCTCTACCAACCTGTTTACTATCCAAGTAGACCCCAGCAACACTTATGGCGCTGATAGCTCAAATCACTTAGTCAACGTGACGGGGGCCGGAAACACCTTCACGCTAAACCAAGGCACCTCCGCTTTAGCGGCTACCTTAGACCTAGATTGGATCATACAGGGTTCAAACAACACTATTACGTCTAACATTAACATTGACGGCGCAACAAATTACGTTGATATCGATGGTTCTGATAACACGCTTACGTATACGGGGGCTGGTGTGACTGCAAGTGCTGGGGGTTACTTTTACCTAGACCAAACGGGTGGATCAAGAACATTTAATATACAACAACTGAGTACGCAAGATAATGATTGGCTCAAGATTATTTCTGTTGGTAGTAGTGGTACTCTTTGTATCATCCAAAATGATCAAGGCTCAAGCCTCGGCTGCTGATATTGGAGGGGTGTCTGAGGTTTCAGGCAACGCGCAGATAAGAAGAGAAAAGTCTCCGTTTACCGCAGACTTAAAGTTTTCTGTGCAGTCAAACGATGAGGCTGTAACCTCGAATGGCCGTATGGCCATTACATTCCTAGATGACTCTATTGTTAAGCTAACAGAGCATAGTCAACTGACAATCGACGAATATATCTACGATCCTGACCCTAGTAAGTCAAAAATGGCACTTACTTTTGGCCTAGGAACTGCTAGATTTATAAGCGGTAAGCTAGGACAGATAGACAAAAGAAACATATCCCTCAAAACGCCTACTTCGGACATCGCGATTCGCGGGACTGACTTCACTGCGACTGTAGACGAGTTAGGCCGTAGCCTTATTATCTTGCTGCCTGATAAGTACGGGGCGTCGAGCGGAGAGATAGAAGTGATCACGGCTATGGGTAGCGTCCTGTTAAACAAGCCTTATGAAGCCACTACCGTCAGCGTATTTGAGTCCGCTCCCTCTAAGCCAGTTATCCTAGACCTGACACTAGATTTTATTGATAACATGCTCATTGTCACACCCCCTAAAAAAGAAGTAGCCCTTACTGAAGAGAGCGTTACAAAAGCAGCAAACATTTTAGATTTTAACGGCCTAGACATAGATTACCTTGCAGAGGATTTGTTAGCAGAGGACGATTTAGAGTTTACCGAACTGGACATTAACTACCTAGACGTTAACTACCTTGAAGACTTACTTAATATACTAGACGCCCTGGGTGTTGCAAAGGAGGACGATAAGTTAGCACAGGTATCAGGCGTCACGGTTACTGGAACAGCGCTGGGGATAGACGCCGACACTCAGATAACTACTCTTGTCACGGGTCAAACAATAAGTCTTATCAGAAATGTCAGTGAATACACTAGGCTTGATCTTGATACGAGCGGCGGGTACACCGTCATACTGATTCAAGACGGCATCTCTAACGTCATTAAAATTAATGGTGGCGACTCTACGATCAGGATACTACAAGAGGGATGAAGACCTTAATTATAGGCGCTATCGCCACGTTTTTGTTTACCGCCCTAATCTATCAACCCACGCTAGTTGAGATTATCAAGCTAAGAACGTTCGATGCTCTAGTACAAACAGAAGAGCCAACCGGCAATATAGTCCTGCTTAACTTGACAGAAGAAGACATACATAACGAGGGCGGTTGGCCCTTCCCGCGTGAACGCTTAGCCCAGATACATGTGGACCTATTAAACGCAGGCGCGGCCTCAGTATCCTGGGTAGCTGTATTTAGCGAGCCTGACAGGTTTGGAGGCGACGCAGCTTTTGCAGAAGCCCTATCTTATTATACTAGCGTAATTGCCATGTTTGAAACTGATGGCTACCGAGAAATGCCTAAAACAGAGGGTACTGTAATCCTTGGTGATGATAGTGGCGGCATAGAAGCTACGGGTGTAACGCAGAATATTAAGGTTCTTAGAGACTCCGCCCTGCAAGGCATAGTGTCTGCTCCAGTTGATGTTGATAATTTAGTGCGTAGGATGCCTTTATTGATGAGAAGCCCAGAAGGCTGGATGGCTAGTTTTGGCACCCAAATGCTCAAGGCTGTTACAGGTACAAATACGTACGTAATAAAGACTGATCAGTACGGTATACAAGAAATACGCGTTAAGCAGCTGAACCCTATCCCTACCGACTCGCATGGCAGGGTTTGGGTAAACTGGGTTGCTCCAGATGAAACATCGCTTAAGGAGATGGAAGTTGAAGGTAAGATGGTGATAGTGGGGACTACAGCTAAAGGCATACTTCCGCAAGTTTCCACCCCCAAGGGGCTTTTATACCCTCACCAGATACAAGCAGCGCTAGCTGAAACCATACTCCACGCGTCTAATAAGCCAATGCCCCAGGTCCCGCAAGCCGCCCTCCTCTATGAAATGCTAATTTTTATAGTCGGCGTGTTGTTAGTGTTTATCCTCATTAACTATTTAGGCGTTTATCTAGGACTTATGTTAGCGGTAAGCTCAGTAGCAGCGACTGGCGGCTTTGGGTTCTACCTAATACAGCAAGGTTTTTTGGTAGACGTAACTTGGACAATGGTCTCTCAGTTCGCAGTCGCCTCTGCTACCTTTTATCTAAGCTATAAGGAGCAGTACAAGCTCAGACAGCAGATTAAGAAGCAGTTTGAACACTACCTAGATCCAAGGCAAGTAAAGCGATTACAAGACGATCCAAGCCTATTAAAGCTCGGCGGGGAAAAGCGGTACTGTACGTTCTTGTTTACAGATGTAAGAGGCTTCACGGCGTTATCAGAGAGCGTAACCCCTGAAGAAGTGACTTATATTATGAACAGAGCTTTGACGGCCCAGCAATCAGCGGTTTCAAAATTTTCGGGCACCGTAGATAAATACATCGGAGACGCCATGATGTCAATTTTTGGAGCGCCACTGGACTTAGAAAACCATGAGGATGCAGCAATAGCGACCGCCAAACAGATACAGGTAAACATGATAGAGCTTAACATTGAGTTTGCTGAGAAAGGTCTACCGCCCATTAAAATAGGAATAGGGATTAACTCAGGAGAAGCGATTGTTGGCAACATGGGTTCGGAACAACGCTTTGATTACACTGCTATCGGTGACGCGGTTAATATTGCGGCCAGGCTGGAAAGCGGAACGAAAGCAGCGGGCGTAGATGTATTAATCGGCGCTAGCACTGAGCAGCGCACGAGCATCGACTTGAAAGCCCTCCCCGCTATTGAGGCAAAAGGTAAGGCTGAGAAGCTTAAGGTATATACTTTTAAATAGTTTGCATTATTATATTAGTGTTGCTAATATGATTTATACGTCCATCACTACGATATGTGATCGGCCCGTAGCCGTTAAAAACGAACCCCCGCCTGCATAGGCGTTAAACCTGTCGAGGTCGCACCTCGTTAATAAGCGCTAGTTCGTCCTTCCTCACGATAGAGGAAACGGATTAGCCGCTCCTTTAAGTCGGCTGATAACGCGACATGTGTCGCATAAATTATTTTGCTAATTAATAGGAGCCTATCATGGCCTTAACAAATTTCGGGACGCTTACGGGCGACCAACTTCAAGCGTGGTCTCGCGACTTCTGGAAAGTAGCGCGTAACCAATCTTTCATCAACCAGTTCGCTGGTTCTGGTTCTAACGCTATGGTTCAGCGAGTAACTGAACTTACTAAGAATCAAAAAGGCACGAAAGCCAACATCACTTTGCTTGCTGATATGACCGGCGACGGCATCACTGGTGACGCTACGTTGGAAGGCAATGAAGAAGCCTTGCGCGCGTATGACATCACCATTGAGCTAGACCAGTTGAGATTTGCAAACAGAATTGCTGGCCGAATGGCTGACCAAAAGACTGTTGTAAACTTCCGTGAGCAGTCACGTGACGCACTTGCTTATGCAATGGCTGACCGTATTGACCAGCTTGCTTTCTTGACCCTGTCAGGCGTTGCTTATACTGCTAAGAACACTGGTGCTTTACGCGCTACTTCTGGAACTGCTGGACACGAGCTTGTTGACTTAGAGTATGCATCGGACGTTTCTGCTCCTACTGCTGCTCGTCATCGTCGATGGGATGTTACTGACGGTTTGGTTGCTGGCAGCACTACTGCTGTTGCTGCTGCTGATCTCATTCAGTACAAGACTATCGTTGAGCTGAAGGCTTACGCTAAAGACAACTACATCCGTGGTATTCGTGGTGCTGGTAACCAAGAAACTTTCCACATGTTTGTTACTCCACAGCAAATGGCTGATCTAAAGCTAGACTCTGACTTCCTTGCTAACGTTCGGAATGCTGGTGTACGTGGTTCTGCGAACAGCTTGTTCTCTGGATCTTCTAGCCTAATGGTTGACGGTGTCATGATTCACGAGTTCCGACACGTGTTTAACACATCTGGTGCTACTTCTGGTGCTTCTGGCAACGCTGGAGCAGCTGGATACAAGTGGGGCGCAGGCGCTAACATCAATGGAGCACGCGCTCTGTTCTGTGGTGCTCAAGCTCTAGCAATGGCTGACATTGGTTTACCTGAAATGGTTGAAGATACTTTCGACTACGGTAACCAGTCTGGTATCTCTGTAGGTAAGATCTTCGGTCTCCGCAAGCCTAAGTACAACAGCGACATTAGTGGCTCTGTACAAGACTTCGGTGTTATCGCTCTCGATACAGCGTACTAAGAAACACCCCCTCTTCTCTTCGGAGTTGAGGGGTTTTTTTATCCACCACAGGAAGAATCATGAAGATTATTACGGACAAGCCATTACGAGTGGCTACTTTAAGCGGAGCAGTAGTACTGTTCGAAGCGGGCGTTATACAAGAGATAGCTGACGAAATTGGAATCCTGGCGATTCAGATGGGCGCTAAAGAGCACAACAAAAAATATATTGAAGAGTCCGAAGCTGAGATAGCGGACTTTGAAGAGGTTACCGAAGAAGCTGATGAGGGTCTTGTAGAAGCCCTACAAAAACTGATCGAGCTAGGCAACCCAGATGATTTTAAAACTGATGGCTCACCAAAAGCTGCAGTTGTAAACAGGGCTGTAGGACGAACTGTCCGCAGTGAAGAACGCGAAGAGGCTTGGGAAATAGCCTTAAACTCCTAAGAGGTTAGTCATGGCAGTCACGGTACAAAGCGTAGTAGATCGAGTCCAAACAGTATTACAAGATACCACAGGCGTAAGATGGCCTGTCGTAGCAGAACTTGTACTTTGGATTAACGATGCGCAGCGTGAGGTTGCTTTACTAAAACCAGACGCTAGCGCGACCAACGATACGGTTACTTTGGCCACGGGAACAAAACAGTCTATCCCTTCAGGCGGTAACCGACTTTTAAAAGCAGTGCGCAACATGTCAGCTGCTTCAAGCGGGACTGGAAAGCGATCTGTCCGTCTTGTTGACCGTGAAGTACTCGATGCTCAAACCCCTGATTGGCACGACCCAACAGTTTCAGGTGATGCAGCGCATACGACTATCGTAAAGCACTACATATATGATGAGGCCAACCCTCGTAATTTCTACGTTTATCCCGGTGTAGCAGGCAATGCTTACTTAGAAATAATTTACTCAGCTAACCCTGTGACAGTGGCTCAGAGCGGCTCTTTGTCTATCCCAGACATATATGCAAACGCCATCATGAACTACGTACTGTATATGGCCTATATGAAAGATGCTGAGTACGCAGGCAACGCGCAACGCGCTAGCTCGCATTTCCAAATATTTACTGCGGCAGTCACTGGTAAAGGCCAGATCGATGCAATAACTAATCCTAATATGGAACGCAGAGCACAAGCAGCAGGGATGTAAGAAATGGCTACTTCATACGAATCACTGCTGCCAGAAATCATCCCTATGGTGCCGGGGTGTCCTGACACGCTTATAGAAAACAGTATCCGTTCCGCAGCGATTGAGTTTTGTGAAAAAACCGGCGCGTACCAAGCAGAGCTAGACCCTGTTACTACCGTCGCTAGCATCTATGAGTATGACTTAGAGGCTCCTTCTGGCACCAACGTACATAAAATTATGTGGGCTGTTCATAACGGTAAAGACTTAGAGCCTATAAGTACCAACCTATTAGAGCAAAGGCTGCCGAAATGGAGAGATGCAAGTAACGCATCTACCCCCCTCTACTACGTAAAACAGACTCAAAGCACGGTGTGGCTTGTACCAACGCCCGGTGTAACTGTTGCTTCAAGCACGGTAATGCGCGTTCAGCTAAAGCCAACACATACATCTACAGCCTGTGATGACGGTGTTATGTCAGATTACAGAGAAGCCATTGTTAATGGCGCCCTATTCCGTCTACTACGATTGCCAAGTAAAGACTGGACAGATTATACAGGCGCTCAAGTTTACGGGACGCTATTTCAAGAAGGACTTATAGAAGCAGAACGCCGCGCACGACATGCGGATGAAGGCATAGCTAGGAAGGTAAAGTATGGCGGTATCGGAGAATCTTGGAAGACAAGACGAAACAAGTACGGTAGTGGTAAATGACCCTATCTTTGCAGATATTCAAGTACATGCTTATTGGGTACTACCTGCAATAGATGAGATCTTAAAAGAGCAGCCACAGCTTACGTTTACATCAAGAGATGTATACCTAGCGTGTGAAGAAGGAGCCGCTGTGCTTTGGGTGGCTGATGAAGGTTTTGTAGTGTCAACGGGCGAGACTGACCCTTTTACAAGGGAAAGAACGTTTTTAGTTTGGTTAGCTTGGGCTAGAGAGCTTGGCCAGAACTGTGTTGTAAAGCACTACAGTTTTTTTGAAAAGGCAGCAAGAGAAGCAGGTTTTAAGAAGGTAGAAGTAAGAACCCCGATTCCTAAGATGGAGCGCTATCTGCTCTCTGAAGGATGGGACAAAGACACTGTTATTTATACGAGAGATTTGTAATGGGCAGTAAACCAAAATCGCAAGACTACCAAGCCTCGGGCGCAGAAAAAGCATCCGCATCAGTTGCTATGGC